TTAATGCATCTGGATACACCGGAAAACCAAATGTAGATGCGTGTGAAACAAATAAGGATGTTTGTATTCATGCAAATATCATATTCCCTCAGATATTAACTGATTGGTGTGTATTGAATGAAATTCCCCTTGGTCATGTATCAAGTGGTTGTATTTATTATGGATCTGGACCAAATGGTACAGGGTTTACTGAAGAAGATGAACCAAACTTTTCATTTAAACAAAATAATTGCAGTATTTATAGTGGAATAAAGGTTTTGTCAGAAAATATGGTTAGAAAATGGGAAAAATCATATGTGTGGAGATTAAGAATGCCATTTGAAGAATATGATCATCCACGTAATTTGATCAGTAAGATGCTTAAGTATCAAAAACAATTAAAGGCAGAAAACTCAATATCACACAAACAAGAATTTATTAATGCTTGTATTGAAACTATAATCAGAAAAGTTCCTTATGGAACGTATAATGTAACTAATACTGGATATATTACTACTGAATTGTTAGTTGATAAATTAAAGAAAACTATTGCAAAAGACAAAATATTTGAATTAATTGATAGTGAAGAATTTTATAAGTCTTGTGCATCTACTCCAAGATCTAACTGTATTCTTGATAATAGTAAATTGTTATCTACTGGAATCAAAATGAGCAATGTAGAAGATTCACTAAATTATTGTTTAAACAACTGGAAATCATGAATATATTAATAACAGGCGGATGTGGATTTATAGGCAGTCACTTTATTGAAGAAATTCTTAAACGTGATGACGTTGTAAAAGTTTATAATATTGATGCTGGAACATATGCAGCTAATAAAACGTTACCATTTCAAGATGATATTAGATATCAAAGATTGAATATGGATATATCTGCTCCGTATTTTCCTGATCAAAAAAAGTATATTGACTCACTTAATTTAGATTATGTAGTTCATTTTGCGGCTGAATCTCATGTAGATAATTCAATTAAGAATCCAAAAAAGTTCATTGATACTAATATTAACGGTACATTTAATTTGTTGGAAATTTTTAAGAATACAAATATAAAGAAGTTCATCCATATATCTACAGATGAAGTATTTGGTAGCTTAAGTTATAAAGAAAGAGAATTTAACGTTGATAGTCCATATAGACCAAATAGTCCTTATGCTGCAACAAAAGCAGCCAGTGATTTGTTAGTAAGAAGTTATGTTAAGACATACAATTTCCCAGCTATAATCACAAATTGTAGCAATAATTTTGGTTCAAGACAATATTCAGAAAAACTAATACCAGTATGTATTAACAAATTGAAGAATAAGGAAAAGATTCCATTATATGGTAATGGAGAGAATATCAGAGACTGGATCTATGTTAAAGACCATGTTAATGCCCTAATTAATATTCTATTAGATGGTATTGTAGGAAAACAATACTTGATTGGGGGTAACAATGAAATGTCTAATATACAATTAATATACTTAATTGTTGCTACGTATGAAACTCTTACAAATCAAAAAGTTGACTGGGAATGGTTTGAATATGTAACAGACCGTAAAGGACATGACTTTAGATATGCAGTTGACACCAAAGACTTTCAAATAGAGTTTAAAAACTTCAAATTGACAGATTTTAATGAAAACTTAAAAGAAACAATTAAGTCTTATATTGTTTAATTTTATCAACTATATAATCTGCAATAGATAGTGATGATGTTGCAGCTGGACTAGGAGCATTAATTACATGATAAATGTTATCATCACTTATTATTTCAAAGTCTGAGATAAGTTCTCCGTTTGGTGACATAGCTTGGGCTCTTACACCTGATCCAGCATATTCAATATCATCTATACTAATTGACGGAATCAATTTTTGTAAAGATTTGCAGAAATGATATTTGCTAATAGATTGTCTTAGTTCTGATATACACATCCACTTGTGTTTGTATATAAATTTCCACAATCCTTTAAATGTAATATAATCCCATATATCAAATAAATTGATGTTTGATAATTTGTATCCTTCTCTTGAAAATGCTAACACTGCATTTGGACCTGCTTCAATATCACCGTTAATTAACCGTGTAAAGTGTACTCCTAAAAATGGAAACTTAGGATCTGGTACGGGATAGATTAGATTGTTCACCAACTTCTTAGCATGAGGTTTCAACTTATAGTATTCTCCTCTAAATGGAATTATTTTAGAATCAATTTTGGTTGTCAACTTAGCAATCTTGTCACTGTATAATCCTGCACAATTAATAATTGTGTCTTTTTCTGAAAATTGTATATCAATTTCTTGAGAGTCATTAGATGAAATTGTTATTGTTTGATTTGTGATTGAAACAACCTTTGCATCAGTAATAATTTGATGTCCTTTGTCCAACAATAGTTGTTTTAACTTATTAATGACTTTGTGATAATCAACAATACCTTCTTGAGGTACGTGTAATGCGTTCTTGACATTTTTGTTTACAAACGGTTCAATTTTATAAATTTCTTCTTGGTTAGATAGAAATTTTAATCCTTGTAATCCGTTTTTTGTTCCACGGTCATATAAATCATTTAATCTTAAAGATTCTTCATCATTTGTTGCTACTACTAATTTACCACAAATTTCATGAGGGATATTATATTCTTGACAAAATGATGTCATCTGTTTGATACCATCAACCGCAAGTTTTGCTTTTAATGAACCTGGTTTGTAATACAACCCACAATGTAACACTCCACTATTATGAGTGCTTTGATGTAAACCAACATCACTTTCTTTTTCAAAAACGGTGATATTAATGTTTTCAAATTTACATGAAAGTTTATATGCAGTTGCAAGTCCCACAATTCCCCCACCAATTATATAAGCGTTACTCATAGTTTTTTTAACAAATCACTTGAAGAAAATATCTTTGGCATAGGTAGTACACATTCTTCAATGTCATATTCTTTGCAAGTTAAACTTTCTGGTGCTACTAAATTAGATCCTTGACGGTCACCACTATTAAAAAATGCTAATTTATTATCTGGATACTTTTGTCTAAAATACTTTAGTGATTCACATTGGGTTTTATCTTTATCAATTGAAATGAAAGTTTCATCAACAGATTTTAAATTTTTTACAATATTAATTCTGTGAATTTCATCCATAAATTCTTTTGATCCCTTTAATGCACGTTGATAATCACTATTTACAATAGCAACCAACCAATCACATTGTTCTTTTGCTCCGTTTATATATTCAATGTGACCATAATGAATAGGATTAAAATAACCGGATACAATTCCAATTTTTTTACTTTTATATTCTGGTAAGTTTGTTAATTCAGTAATCATACATTTGTGTCATATGTTTTTTGCAAAAAGTCATCTTTCATTACATATGGTTTCTTTTTTAAAAATACTTGCCATCCAACATGTAATATTTCATACAAATCTTGATAGATATACATAAATGCATCTATTGCAGTTTGTGGTTTTTCTTTGTCATGTCTATCATAACCCCATCCATAATCATCCATAACTATGATACCATTTTGTTTTAACATTCTCCATGATAAAACCAAATCTTCTAATACATTCTTTGCAATATGACTGCCATCTATATAAATTAGATCTGCAAACTCTTCTTCTTTACCATTGTGACTAAGTGACTTTAATACACAAAATGAATCACCTTTTATAAATTTTACATTTGTATATGGAGCTAAATTGTTTTTTAGATATTCTGTTTGTTCAATATCAATACAATACAAAAAGCCAGTTTCTTTATCATAAATATTTTCCAAACACCAAACGGCACTTCCTCCGCAAAAAGATCCTATTTCTATTCCTACTGTATTTTTCTTTCCTTTTAATTCATTTAAAAGAATATTCCAATTTGGAATATGGTTTTTGTGAAAATTTTCCCAGTCTGAATCTGGGAAATTACAATGTGATGGATAATTATCGTAATTCATAGTAATTTACTTAGATACCAAACGTCATCTGCATTAGTTAATTTGTTTTCATATGATTCCATTGATTTTATTGTAAATTTAAAGATATCATATTCAAATTGACCAATTTCTCCTGAATCTTGAATAACAAACATCAATTCACTTATAAAATTTGTATGTTCTTGTGTAAATTTACGTGCGTCAAATTCAATTAAAACATTGTTTATTTTTTCATCTGTAATAGATTTTACTCTATTTTTAATATTAAAATGTGAGATTTTTTGTTCTTCTGTTACATAACGGTTTATATAATCTGACGGTACATCTACATAGACTGTATCAGACCATGGTTCTATAAAATTAAGAATTTGTGGAGTGGTGTTATGGATAATATATCCAACATCATATCTTTTACATACTTTAGGCATCATCAATTCATCATGAAGAACATTCATGTGCCATTTTCTCCACCATTCACGGAATTTAATTTGTCTTAGTGTTGTATATTCTTCAGAATCTTTAGACCGTTTCCATACTTTACCTCCACCTACAGGAATTTCTTGGTAAATTTGAACACCATCTTTGAACCTACTTCCACGGCAAGTCATATGATATACAAACGCATCTCTGGATTGTACAAAATTATATCCCGCAAGTAAAAATCTATTGAATAGATCTGAGTCTTCCAATTCCATAGGAGCAAATACTCTTTTATCATGTCCTCCTATTGATTTGAAATCTTCAACATACATTATCCATGGAGCAAAAATTCCTGAAGTAGATTTGTTTTCATTCAAATTTTCTTGTGTTTTGACAAAATTTAAAAATTCTGTCATCTTAAACTCTTCTGGTTCCAATCCAAAGTTTTCAACAATCTTCTCTGGGCCCGGTGGATGTAGTGGTGGTTCAATGCGTGTACCTGATACTACAGTACCTTTTTTAACATGTTTCAACATGTTTTTTATATAATTTGGAGTAGCAATCATATCTGCATGAAATATACCAAATATTTCATTTGAAGCTAATTGCGCACCAACATCATACAATACAGTATGACCAACTCTTTCTGGTCCTTCATTGCGGTAAATTTTTGTGTATTTACCTTCTACTGATTTCATCCAATCCCATGTTTTATCTGTAGACGCATCATCCAATAGAATGATTTCTACATCTGATCCTATTTGATCACGGATGCTTTTGTACGCATATTTAACGTATTTTAAATTGTTTCTTGAAGGTATTACTAAAGAAATGTTCACGATTTATATATTATTTAAAATGTTTAGTAGAGTATCAATCTTTTCTCTTTGAAGGCCTGGATAATTACCAATATACCAACCAAAGTGATGAACATAATCTACATTCTTAAACTTAGAATAGTCAATATTAAAATGTTTCTTTATATATGGTTGACGTAGTTGGTTTCCACCACCTGACATACCTCTTCTAAATTCAATACCTTTGCTTCTCAGAGTTTCTTCAACTACATTTCTTTTTTCAAATGTACCGTCTTTTAGGATAACAATGAAAGCATAATTACATTGTCCGTCAACTTCAATGTCAGTTACATACTTGTCTTTATTTAGATTTTCAATGAAATATTTAAAATTATCAACTCTCTTTGTATTGTTACTATCCAGTTTTTTGAGTTGAGATAAACCTAGTACAGCATTTAATTCAGTGCTTCTAAAATTATGAGACGGACGTAAGAAGATAAAATCTTTGTTCAAATCAGGATTATCTTCAATGATTTTGTTTTTAAAATCATTGTCCGTCATTTCTCTTGTCATACCATGTGAACGTAATGCTCTACAGATTTGATAGAAATGATTGTCATTGGTACAAATCATACCACCTTCAATTGTAGACATATGATGTGCAAAGTAGAAACTGAAATTGCTAGCAAATCCATATGATCCTACTTTTTGACCTTTGAATGTTGTACCGTGTGATTCACATACATCTTCAATCAATAGGATATTTTTTTCTTTACATAGATCCAACAATTCTTGGGTCAATCCATTAATTCCCAATACATGAGTTAAGAATATAGCTCTTGTTTTTGGAGTGATTAGTGTCTTGAGAGTATCAATATCAAAAGAAAAGTTCTTTAGGTTGATATCACAAAAGACTGGTGTGAATTTTGTAAATAAAACAGATGAAATATCAGAGATCCAAGTTAATGGTGGAACAATAATTTCACCATCTTCATGAATATAGTTGAGTGCTAACATTGTTAATTCATTTGCTGATGCTCCTGAATTGACCATTAAGTTATACTTTGTACCTAACCATTGTCCCCATGCATTTTCAAATTCAACTACTTTTGGGCCATTGGTAAGTTTAGGGATTGGAGATTGACTTAAAAAATTGATTAGTGATGTAACATCTTCTCTATCAATATTGTCTTCCATTAAGGGTAAATAAAATTGATTCATAACATTTTGATTATTTAATATTTTCTTATATTTGTCAATGTAAATTAATTTGGAAACACTTCTAGTATTCTATTTGTATTGAATTTAAAATCTAATACATATCCGTTGTATTTGCTTATAATCTTTTGTTTTACTATACTGTCAGATACAACCAACACAAATCCACATCCTCCACTGCCTAATAATTTGGCTCCATATGCACCCATATTCATTACATCATCTATAATTTCTTTGGTTTTTGTATTAGAGATCAACGGAGATATGCGTTCTTTGCTTAACCAACTTTCATATAAACCTTGACCAATAGATTTGATGTCTTCTTTCAAGAACAGATCATATGATTGTTTGGAGATGTTTAATATATTACGTTTATTATCAATGTCATTTTCATGTGATTTTGCAATAACATCTGTATTACGTTGTTCATCTGTATATATTAAAGTAAATGAATTTTGTAATTCTTGGGTAAATTCCTCTGTTACAGGCATTGGTTTGACGTAAAAGTTGCCATGTGTATCAATTTCAATACTACTAAGACCACTTGATAATGGCCAGATTTGATCTTGTATTCCCCCACTTTCTTTTAATACATTACGTTCAATATCAATTGCAGAATGAATTATCTGATTTTTTGAAAGATTCAACTGTTTTACTTTGTTAATTAAACAACATATACCAATACAATACGATGATGAACCTCCCAATCCGGTTCTAGCTGGTATATCTGAAAATGAAAACAACTCAATTGGTTTATCTACGTTGAAGTATCTTAATGTTTCTCTGATTAGAGGATTTTTAATTTCATCTATTGTATCAACCAATTCATATTTTGAATATGTACAAAGATATTGTTTTGATACAATAGATGGACGATATCTCATTGATAAATAACAATATTTATCAATTGTGGTTCCTATTATAAAAGATCCATAATTTTCATAGAATGATTTATAGTCAGTTGATCCGCCAAATAAAGATATTCTAAATGGAACTTTTATAATATTCATAACACAATTTAATTATTTTATAAAAACCAAGTTACTTCTCATTATAAAAATCACCCCATTCAATAATTAGAGTTGGTTTTTTTGATTCATATGCTCTTGAATAAGTATCAAATACTTGTTCAGGTTCATCTAATCTATAGATATCAATGTTAGGACACATTTGTTTAAATATATTTGTATAATCTCCTACATGTTGATGTTGGGGGTGTAATGGACGTTCAGATCCAATTGCAGTACGAATAATTAATGGTGTTTTATATGGATTGTCTGACATCAATGAGATTTTATCCAAATGATTTGCTATCTGATTTGTTGCCAATAATAGAAAATTCCATCTTGGATAGATTGAAATTGGGTGATATCCATTAAATGACATACCAATTGACATACCCATTTGCATATCTTCATTGACTGGAAATTCTATCAATTTCTTTGCGTCTATATCTTTTAATGTATTTGATATTGCTGTTCCTGGTACCGCAACGGCTTGTCCCAAAAAGATAGTATCTGGTTTTTCTCCAAGCCATGTCATTGCACGTTTTAATTCATCGAAGTATTTCATATTAAAATTGAATTCTTTGTCCTGTTCCTGCGTGTGGATATTTAGATTGATATTTGTAATAAATTATTTTTGGATTATTATCACCTTCAAAATTTAAGATGTTTGTATTCCATGTTTTTCTAGTATCTGTACATACAGATTTGTTGTTGTCTTCAATAATCCATGTAATTGGTAGATCATGATACAAAGAATATTTATAATTTTCATAAAAACATCCTGTTTGTGAAGTCATGTCACCAACAAAACAATACACATGATCATTACTATTTTTTAGTTTATTGGAGTATGCTACTCCGCATGCAATTGGAATTACACCTGTTACAATTGCGGAACTAAAAATGTTATATTCTGGATAACACAATGCAATTGACCTTCCATTTTGGATGTCTAATAATAATCTATCTTCAGGAACACCTTTTAATAGACATTGATAATGTGATCTCCATGTACAAAATACCCAATCATTTGATTTAATATTTTTAAAAATATTGATCATTTGATCTTCATTTCCGTCATATAAATGAACAGGAGCTAATATCTTTTTTTGTTGAAACAAGTCACAGACTTTAATTTCAAAGTTTTTTAATTGTTCAGGCGTATACATATTTTTAAATGTGATTTTTAATATACCATTCAACGGTTTCTTTAATTCCTTCTTCAAATGTAAATTTTGGAACAAATCCTAATTCAGATACAATTCTTTGATTACTTACCATTCTGAATGGAATTGTTGTTGGTTTGCTATTGTCATAAATAACTTCAGGTGATTTGTTTGTAGCGTGTAAAATTGCAGTTACTATATCACCTATGGTTATTGCTGTTCCTGATCCTATGTTATATGGTCTCATAGGTACACCTTTCTCTAATACTAACAAAGAAGCATTTACAACATCTTTAACATATAAGAAATCTCTAACAACATCAGGTGATCCCCATACAACAAAAGGATTTTCATTATTCAATACTCTTTTAATAAGAGCAGGAATAACATGACAAGTTTTTAAATTAAAGTTATCATGCGGACCATATATAGCAGTACCTCTCGCTAGTAATATTTCAGTGTTTGAAAATTTAGAAACGTGTTCCATCAACTTTTCTCTGTATCTTCTCATCCAACCATATCCAAAATACGCTTTGTATGGTTCATCAGTCCAAAATTCATCTTCTGTTAATGGATATCTTTTGTCAGGATATCCAGTTGAACTATTCAAATCAAAGAATTTTTTAATGTTACATCTATTACATGCATCAAGTACATTACCAAGCAATGAAATATTACTGATTGAAGCTTGGATGTCAGTTGGAACAGTAGAAGGATGTGCAATTCTTCCTGCAGAATGAACAACATAATCAGCACCATCAATCAATTTAATACAATCATCTACACAATTTAGATTTAAATTTTCATATATTTGTATTCTATCATCATTAACTTGAAGTGGTGATTTGTGTGTATTAGTTCTTACAATTGCTCCTCTATTTAAAAGTTCCAATATATAACTGGAACCTATAAATCCCGCTCCACCTGTTACAACAACAATTTTATTTTTAAAAAAGTCACTCATATTTTATTTTTTGTAAATGCGTTAAATCTATTATCAATAATGGATTTATTTTCTATGAACCATTCAGTGGTTTTACGTATACCATCTTCAAGTGACACTTTAGGATAAAATCCTTTTGCGTTTGCACGGTCCATATTTAGGATACGAATTTTATCTCCAGATGGTTTATCAGTCAACCAATTAATTGATAAATTTTGTTTATTGCTGTATTTTACAACTAAATCTACTATTTCTTTTATAGAATGTCCCTTTCCAGAACCTAGATTAATAGGATCTGTTATTTGATTTTCTACTGCAAATAACATTCCATATGCAACATCATCTGCATGAATAAAATCTCGGATTGGTGATCCGTCACCCCATACTTCTAATACATCATTTTCTTGTGCTTTACGTATTAATGATGGAATTACCATTGCATTTAATGGATTAAAGTTGTCATAGTTTCCATATACATTTGCAGGACGAACAATGGAACTATTTTTAGTACCATATTGAATTTGATAAGCTGCAAGTTGTAACTCACCCATTCTTTTAGTCCAACCAGCAAACTTATCATTTTCTGATGGCATAGTCTTCCATACATCATCTTCAAAAAATACATCTGCGGGTGAATATACACCAACTGAACTTGTATATAGGTACCATTTAACATTAGCTTTTCTGGCTGCTTCTGCCATGTTGGTGTTAAACTGAAGCATAGGTACCATAAAATCCGCAGGTTGTTCTGCACACATTTTTGGAGATCCCTTGATTCCAGCAACATGAAATACATAATCCATTCCGTTACATATATTTTCACATTGATCTAAATAACGTAAATCAACTTTAATAAATGTTGCTTCTGGCCAGAAATCACTTGGTTTATTTAAATCCGCAACAGTAACTATTGCATTTTGGTCAATCAATAGTTTAACTAAGGATCTTCCAATCATTCCACTTCCACCTGTGATTAATACTTTCTTATTTGTAAAAAACATATTTTATATAAATTATCTATTGTATAATCTTGATGATTTAACTGATCATAGATTAACATATTTAAATAGACAATCTATTGATGAATTAATTTTTATATTTGGGAATGTACGTTGTATTTTTTCAACGTTTATATCACCAACATTATAATAATAATTTCCGTATTGTATATTGGAAAAATGTCTTTCCAATTCATTTATGTAAACTGCGGTATGTGATGAAACATTTACTGTTTCATTTTTTCCAGTATCAGTTTGTATGTATTCACTAATAACTTTGTATATTAATTCTTGATCAATATAGTTTAACTTTGAATCTTTTGTTAATGTTAAAGGAATGTTGTTTTTTAAATTATGTATGTTTTTTGGTATTTTATTTGTGCCTAAAATACTTGATGGACGTAAGATTAAATAATTATTTTTTGTTTTAACTATTTCTTCTGAAATTAATTTACACCTACCATAAATATTTTTTACATCATCTATATTGATAGACGCATTTTCTTCTTTTGGTGTATTTTCTGGATATACATCAACACTTGAAATAAAAACAAGTTTCTCTGATTGTATTTTGTTTACAATTTTGTCAGTCAACAAAATGTTATCATTGATATAATTGTATAAATTTCCTTGAGCAATGTTATTTTTACAATTAAAGGCACAATGAATGACCACATCATATTTGACATTCATTAAATCATTCAGTGATGTTTGTCTTGTATATGAATCACTCTGAATTTTTGAATGCAAAAATTGACCTAATCCACTATTTGTGCCTGTAATTAATATTTTCATTTAATGATATTTCTATAATATTCTAATAAAAATTCTACACTTTGATCTAATGTATACTTTGGTTTCCATCCTGTTTTATTTTCAAATTTACTAACATCTGGAATCTGTAAAGTTACATCTACTGGTCTCAATAATTTAGGATCTTGTTCATGTGGAACTTTTACATTTGATTTGGATAATAATATTTTAAGAAATTCACCAACAGTTACTGGCTTTTCTACACCAATATTATAATCATCACCGTAATCACATTTATTAACTGCAATCCAATATGATTCTACGATGTCTCTTACATCAATGATTGATCTTACAGATTCTAGATTACCATATACCAATTTGTCTCTTTTACCCTTTTCAATTTCAACTACTTGTCTTGCAAATGCACTGGAGAATATATCTGGTCTTCTTGGATTGATATATGTAAATGATCTAGTAAGAACAACTGGTATGCCATATGATAGATAATAAGATCTCATCAATTTTTCTTGTGCCAATTTACTAATAGCATATACATTGATTGGATCAATCTTATGTGTTTCTTTGATGGGAACATCTTCTGGTTTTACTTGACCATAAACTTCAGATGTACTGCAATGATGAATAATAGGTTTTAACTTTAGTATTCTGACTGCTTCTAGTAGGTTTAGTGTAGAATCTACGTTATTTTTAAAAATTGCAGATGGATATTCAAAACACATTCTTACATTAGCAATTGCTGCCATATTAAAAATGTAATCTGGTTTAACTTCTTCTAGTGTTCTGATGACAGAACCCATGTCTGTTAAATCACATGTGTACAATTTGATCTTATCTTTTATGTTTCTAAGATTTCCATTTGATGAGTCTGTATGCCATCTTGATATGCCTGATACTTCTAAATTTGGAATTGTAGTTAGATATTCTGCTAAATAACTTGGGCCACTGCCACCAATTCCTGTGATTAATGCTTTTTTCATATTTATTGTTTTAGTTTATTTAACTGCTCTCTGTAATAAAATAATTCTACTGCAGTAGGTAAAATTTTCTCAATTTCTTCAATTATAGACTCTAAACTTTCAATAGATGGATTTAATCTATTTGTGTTCCATAAATTAAATAATTTATCTGTTGAATTTATATTAGAATTTAATCCGTCCTCCTCATTTTTAATATCAGCGTATATTTCAGTATATTTTGCATGATATGGTATAATATATGGACACTGCAAATATTTTGGTACTCTTTCCCAATGTTTAATATGCCAGTTTTTTGGAATATTAACCATACATGCATTTGAATTTTTAGTTTGTGTTCCGTTATCTAAAAATCTATTCAACCAATAAACAGATTTAATCTTTAATGTATTTGTTACTAAGTTATAATAATAATTAACTGTGTCATTATTCATTTCTCCCAAAGAACATGTATTAATGAATAGATCAAAATTAACAATTTTTTTAGAATCAATGAATTCTTTCAAAAATGGAACAGGAATATATAAAATATCAAAGTCTTTATTAAGATCTGATGGTTCTGTTACCAATACATGAGATTTATTTGGAAATTCTAAATTTAGATAACTATATGAACACATTATACTTTCAGATAAATCTATAATTACATATTTTATTTTATTGTTTGTTAATAGTATTTCTCTGGCAAATGCACCATAACCAGCGCCTATTTCTAATATTGAATTACAGTTAGCTAAATTATGATGATTATTGAGTATATATCTCATAATATTAACTTGACAATGATTTACACTTAAATCTTTTCTTACTACTATTGGACTAAAATACTTACTTATTTTGCTATATGTTACATCTGGATATGCATTTGATAACCAATCAATTGCTGGAATAATTTGATCATCACATTTCTTCCAAGGAACCACTCCATCAATAGAAAAATCAAATTTTGCTGTAAACGTAGTAACAAGAGATTCAAGTGACATACTTGATAATATCAATTTTCTATTGACGGAATTATTTCTCTGCCAAGTTGGATTGAGAATTAATTCTTCATTTGAAATTTTTGTGTATAATTTTTGTATATTTGTATTCATATAAATTTTACTTTTTAAAATTTATTACAAATTTGTATATTTAGTACTAGAATTAATTATGATTGGATATGATTTAATCATTTCTTTAATTCCATAATCTAAATTATATTTAGGAGTCCAACCAGTATTTTCTAACTTTTGATTACTTACAATATAATTTCTCTTGTCTTGGTCTTTTGCAAATTCATCTTGTTTGATTACAAAGTCAGGAACATATTGTTTGATTTTTTCACACAATTCCAATTTACTTAAATTTGCATCTGATAGACCAACGTTGAATACTTCTCCTTTATATGAATCAAAGTTTTGTAACATTCTCACAAAGACTTCAGAAACGTCTCTAACATGAATGTAATTTCGTTTAAAATGAGATTCAAACAACACAATATACTTGTCTGTTAACGCTTTTAAAACAAAGTCATTTACCAACAAATCTTTTCTGAATCTATATGATGTACCAAATACAGTTGCAAGTCTCAATGAAATTGCTCGATTTGAATCTAGAGCATATCGTTCACCTAGACATTTAGTTATTCCATATGTTGAAATAGGATTTAGTCTGGTATTTTCTGTACAGAATGTATCATTTTCACCAATACCATATCCGCTATTTGTATTTGGCAAAATGATCTTGGTATCTTGACTTGTGTTTTTTACAATAAAATCAATTTGATTTGCATTAACATCTTCCGCTAATTTTTTATCTCTGTCACATGCTGGAAATCCTACGATTCCTGCCAATGGATATATGAAATCTACGTTTAGATATTTTTTAAGTTTGTTTTGGTCTCTCACATCACCATATACAAATTCTAATTTTTCATTCGCACATAGTGGAAATAATCCCTCTTGTTTATACATAAGATTGTCATATACAGTAATCTTATTGATGTTTAATTCTTCAGATACTTTTAGTAATTTTTCAACTAAAATTGTACCAAGATATCCGGCTCCGCCTGTTATTAGTATGTTTCTCATATTTGTTGTAAACTCTTTTATATTGTTATTTTGATTAATTGTCAATTATAAATTTTTTAAATATTTGTCAAAAAAATGTTTTGTAGTCCAATTGTTGATTAATTTGTTAAAAGCATTGTCAGATAAGTACGTGTACTTTTCATAATTTTTTGAAATTTCATGTATTTTTTCTTCTAAATCATTAGTATTATACCAATATATAAAATCTTTGTCTGGTTCAAAATACCATTCAACACATCTAAATTCTTCATAGTGACACAGTATAATAGATCTACATGCAGCGGCTTCTAATGTTCTTGTCTTTGGTTGTGGTACAAGTCTTGAATTTTTAAGGTTTTTAAATGCTTTGTGACCAACGTATTGTTCATCCAATTTACTCCCCGGAGGAACAACTAAACAATTGTGTACAACTGATATTTTGCTATTTGCATTTAGCTGTAATTTTTGTTTATAACCAACTCCCCTAAAATTGCCATAATTATATGAAACAATACAATTATTAAATTTATTTAGTATTTTGACGTAATCACTTATTATTCCACTGTTTGGCATTACGTGACCTGTAAAATATACATCATACTTTTTTGTAAAGTCCGTTGGTATATTTTTAACATTAAATGGGTGAAATCCATAAATTCTTCTATCATCATTATATAGATTATTATAATATTCAATTGAATATGGACAAGTTGATATAATCTTTTTTATTTTGTGATAATTTGATCTTATACGATGTTCTTGTGCAGGCACCCAAAAACAGTTTGGTTCTTCAAAGTGCATGTAAACAACGTCATCATATTCATTAAATAAATCTAGATTTGACCCAACACTTACTAAATTGTAATCAGTTAATGTAGGTATAGATTCAAATTCTTTAAAATTATAAAATCTCATTTGATCTTCTGGATGAAGAGAATGATAATTTTCAGATATACATTTCATAAATTTTATCCGGTGTATGTTTCTTTTAGAAAATCAAAAATTTGATAGTTTATATTTGGGTTCATGTATAATGCTGCAAATATTATGTTACTTGGTGAAATTAATAAATGATCACATTTAGTAAGATTAATTGTATCAGTTAATACGTCAGTACATTCTTTTGTCATTGATACACCTCTATCAAACTCAATTTGATTTTCTTCTACTCTCTTCATCGGAAGATATAACAATTTGTCTTTAAATTTATTCAAACATTCTTCAAAAAATATCCTTTGACTAGATGCAATGTATATTTTCTCATACTTTCCATTTTCAAATGTAGATTCTATTTGTTCTATATATTTTTTATTGAATTCTTCTACTGACATTAAATTTTTAAATGGAGTCATTTTTCCATCATTAGTAAAATACATTATGATATATCTATAATTTATTCCCAGTGTTTTTGGTGGAATATCATATGACGGAATTAATTCAGACTTAAACTTTAAATTTTCAGTATATAGGTAATTATACAACCGTCTCAATTTTACAAACTCTGGTTCTGTATAAACATTTCCTTTGCAGAAAAACCATCCATTATCATATTTGTTAAACAACAATTCACCAATGTCTTCTTTAAACGCTTCTTTTATTTGTTCAGTAAACAATGGAGAATGTTGAATATTAGCATTATTTTCATAGTCATGTGGTTTATATGCATATTTTTGTTGAAAAAACTCATCAAAAACATTTTTGTTTGGCACTCCATCCCAATGTACGTGAACTGGTATATCAGTTCTCATTGAATACCAATACCACCCTAATGCTGCATTTAGATTGCTAAAAAAACCAGCGTTTAATCTATTTTTAACCAATATCATGATATTTTTCCCAATAACCTTTTATAAAATTTGTTTCTTCATTTGTCATCTTATTATCAATCAATGACTTCCAATATTTAAATGAAATCAAATCAAACGGTGTACCCAAACAAACATAATTGTTGGTTGGATAATGAGTAACATACAATCCATCTCTAATCATTTGATTATAAACCAATGTAACATAATACTCACCATTTACAGTTTCATCGTTTTCAATCAGCTTATTTAAGTAGTGTTTTAGAATTTTTCCTGATTTAAAGTAGTATATTCCACTAGATGCATATTCTTGAATAGGATCATTTGTGTAGTGTCCTTTTTCTTTAACTTCTAAAACTTTAGATCCATCTGTTTTAAGATGCGCAAAGTTTATAGTTCTCATTCTATGAGGATGCATTCCTACATGTGTAACTAAACAACCATCACAATTTGTTTTTGTCAGTGTATCTACAAAATCTTTATAATCCCATTTGTGAGTTAGATCACAATATGATATGATATAGGGTTCATCATCTACTATTTTATTTTCCATTTGAAGAATGGATATAACAGGACCCTTTTTATGTGCAGATATCACAAAAGTAGAAGACTCTGGATATAGTTTTTGTAATACTTTATCAATATTATAATGTTCAACGTCATGGTTATTGATAACAAAAATAACATCTTTAAAGTCTATTGCGGGAAACATATCAACAACATATTCAATCACCATCTTGTCATTGATCTTAATTAATGGTTTAACAATAAACCCTTCTTTGGTAAATCTTTCACTATTTCCGCTTAATGTAAAAATATATTTCATAACACAAATAATTTAAAATTCTTCTCTTTTATATTTACAGGATAATCAGTTAAAACGCCATAACAATTATTAAAAGATTCCTCTGAATATATAGGAGAAATTTCCGGCATAACAATTATTGATTTTTCATTTGTTGGAACTCCTGGTTTACAAAAAATGTTATGTTTAGATGTTAATACATATTCATCATTAGAGTGACCAAATATATTTAATTCTTTAAAATTTAATAAATAAATTAAAGACTCTATATTTTTACAATGTATCCACAATTTTGAAGAATTTTCCAATAGATAGTCTTTCAAATTAGGATCTAAGGTCAAATCATCTTGATCATGACCAAGATATAAAAGATTATTAATGTACCATACATCAATTTCTACATCAAATCCTAAACTAATAGCTAAACTTATGGATTGAATTTTATTTTCTTTATTTTTGTCTGGTCCGTTTAAGTTTCCACGGTGAGATATTATTTTCATTTGTTTTTCCAGGCTAAATTTAGTATTTCATCTACAGTTTCTTTATGTTGTGTATATGGTCTCAGAGAATGAAAATCTATATATCCACCACTTTTTAATATGTTCACATCATATGGTTTTAATATGTGTTCACCAACACCTCTATCTCCTCTAGTCATACCTTGACTAAAATCATAATGAAATCCTACAAAATTTATAGAATTTAATTTTTCTCTCATTTTCTCTGTTGTGTATTGTTCACAACAACACATATGTCTTTTTTCATCAGTATTCCAACCCTCACTGAAAAATCCAAGTCCGTATTTGTTTTCATACAAAAATTTACATGATTCTTCAAATGAATCATGCAATTCAAAGTTCTTATCAAGAATATGACCCTTTGCAACATGATAATGACTTACAAGATCTGCACCACCATCTTTTGGACCTTTTATTTGCCATAAATTTGCGGGATTTGAAATCTTGTTATGACCTAAATGTACATGGAAATCATCTGATACATCTTTTATTGTATCTATGAATCTATTTCTTTGAAGTGGAAATAGATCAATATCACCTAAAAGCCAAGTTGTATTTGGTTCCATTTTAGCAAACCAAATTCTTGACCATAACAATTGTAATAATTTTGGATAGTTTAAAGGTTTCAGATGAATGACTTTTCCATATTTTTCAGAAGGAGTATGTTTATCACCCAAATAAATTAAAACAGATTCAATACCTAACTTTTCATAAAATATTTTTGAGATGGGTTCCCAAAAATCAACATACTCATCAGATGATGAAAAAAGCACTTTCTGTATTTTCATATTATTGGTTTAGATAATTAACGTATATATAGTCCTCAGAAATTTTATAATTTAATGCAAGTTCAAAATTATTAATGATATGATTTGATTTGTTTGTATAAAATGATATCAAATAATTTTCATCTGTTAGGATAGTGTCTAACTCTTCCAAAGAATCAAATGTTATCATGCCTTCTTTGTCAAAAAATTTATCAATAGATGGACATCCCCAATATATAGGAACGGTACCAGTTAGTAAACAATCAATAATCTTTTCAGTAAAATAATAATCTTCTTTACAATTTTCTACTACAACTGAAAACGCATAATCTCTACAAGAATCAATTTTTTCAAAAGTTCTATGATCAAACATTCTACCCATCAAGTCAATATATTTACCGTATTTATTTGCAATTTGATGTCTAAGATTTTGACCATCAGTAAACCGCTTCTTTGAAATCATCATTGAAATTAACTTTGTTTTTTCATAGTCATATTTAATTTCATCATCTTTCAAAAAACATCCACCGGTAGGTGAAAAGTATGAATTTTTTGTATTATCTAATATTTTCTTTGAATGTGTAAAAATTTTGTCAAACAATTTACTATTATTATAAACAAATTCATATGAATTGGGTGTTATTGAAGGAGATTCAAGTAACCATGCATATTTTTTAATATTAGGTGGAATTACATCTATTTCAAATACATGTGAATCAGTCAGAAAAATCACATCTCCGTGTTGATTGTTTCTATCCCATTCAAAATAGGATGGTTTATTATATCCACTGCTTGAATATGCATGTGAGAATAGACTGTCTTTAATTGAAAATTTTCTCATATTAAATTGAGTTCTTTTAATTTATTTATAACAATTGGGTATGCAGATTGATTAAGATGGTAATCATCAAGAAAATAACTCATGTTTGTTAATCCATCTGGATTTATTAATTCATTAATGATAGATAAAAAAGGAATTTGATTTTCAACGCATTTTTGTTTTAACATATCATTCCATTTCAAACTAATCTCATTTCTTAATAAGCAGTTACTATAAATTGGATTATTAACATCATCATTATGACCTTTTGTAGTAGATGGGTGACCTCCCCATCCAATTACTTTGTAATTATGTTCTTTTAAGAACAAAAATGAAGAAAATAAATAATCCATTTCTTCATTTACAACGTCATCAATACTTCTGTTATCATTTATAACTTTTTTTGGAATGTGCCATCTACAATCTATTTCACCAACAACAAACATTATATAGTCATTTTCATTGAATTTAATTTGTTCTATTTTAGAAAGAAAATAAGGAAAAAATCTAGAGTCAAATTTATGAGCTAATACATGTTTGTAATCAGGATTTTGGAAATTTCCGGAATATGATGTAAAATATTCATTTTTTTTACTTCCCCATTCAATTTCACCTGGACGGCTATCAGTAAAAAAATGGGAGTGACTATTACCAAATGCGTATATCATACTCTAATCCATTCTTTAAACAAAAGAGAATCAATGTCAAATCCTTCTTTTATTAGTGCATTTCCAAACCAAATTGATGGGACAATAATAGTAGAATCAACTCTATTATTCAAATATGCTGCCCACCACCCAAAACTACTATTGGATATAATTATATTTTTACATAGTGATATCAAATATAGTTCATTATAGTCTTCATCTTGAATATATTCAACTGGAACATCAAATTGTAAATTGTTCTTACACCATTTGATGTCATCACTAAATATGTATATTTTAGAAGTTTTTACTCTCTTTACTGCTTCTTGATAATAATCTACTGTTAATAATGGATGATGATCAGGGAATTTATGATAATCACCTCTACGAACTTGTATTGCAGTAGCATCATCAGGAATATTATATTTAACTTTTAAGTTATCAATAACAGTTTCATTTAAGAATAGATTTTTAATGTATTCTCTATTGTGATCAAAATATTTGAATGATTGAAAATGCCCATTTAACTTTAAATTTGGTTGATATGGGATTGGAGAATAATCACATGAATTTTTTGTATAAAAACTATTCAAGGTTATATTAGAATCAAAAATGATTTTTTTGAAAATATTAGATGAATAAGTATTTACATTTCTCCCTTGATTTGGAAGAATATGTTCTTTGTTATTGACTACTAATAAAGCATTATTGTCTTTTGCAAGAGAAGCTGCAACTGCAATCTCAAACATCTGATTACCCAATCCACCAGCAAGAGTTGGACTTATAAATGAAATTTCACGGTATGGTATTCTACTTCTGATTATTGATTCATAATCAATTTTAACATTTAAATTGTCAGTATGTGCTCTGCTCTTATTATTTGCTTCAGTGTGATTATACAAATAAATTGGATCTGTTACTCTGAATACTTTGTTTGGTGGACACAATTCCAATGCAGCAAACATAATAGCCAAATCATCTGGTCCAACAATATACTTTTGATCATGAATGAAATCATTTTTATCAATTTGTTTCCATACTGCACCTTTCATTGATTTGAGATGTGAAGTTCTCCACGCATCTTTACGGTACAATTTGTTTTTGATTACGTCATTAGGTATTTCTGAATTTTGTGGATATGGTTGTGATATATTATCATTACCTTCCCATACTACCATTCCACCATAAGTCAACCAACATTGAGTTTGATTATAAACGGAATTTAAGTATGATAATACGTTATCACAATAAAACATATCATCACCATCTAAAAATACAACAACATCATTGTCATTTATAGTTACATACTTTTCTAAATTAGAGTAGAACCATGTCTTTAACTTTCTAACGTCAGATTTAATGTAAGTAAACTTTTGATTGTCTCCTACAACATTTTTATACTCTAATTCAGTGTTGTCTTCAGATGCGTCATCATAATAAACAACTTTATAATATGGGTAATCTTGAGATAAAATTGATGATATATTATGTTTTACCCACTTACCGTTGTCTTTGCTTCCAATTACTATAATAAAATTGTTCATACGTTTTTCAAAACAATGATTGGTTGATATACACCTGAAATTCCAAAGTCAGTTTCCATTAAATGTTCTTCCATTCCAACTGTTCCTACAACTTCCCATTGATCAAATAGTAGCGGTAATCTAATATTTCCATATACTCTATGAGCATTCCATACAATTTTATCTATTCCTGTTGGAACAGCTAAATACAAAAGACCGTCTTTTTTGATGATCTTTTTCATTTCTTTCATTGCTCTAATATCACCGTTTGGATTTATAGGATCACCGTATCTTCCAAGACCGTCATGTTCAAATGATGATATAGAAAACGCACAATCAAACTGATATGGATTCTTCCAATAATCATCTATGGTTATTTGTTTTATGTCTGGATGATCATAATAGGTTTGATTATAATCAATTGCAGTTGGTTGACCACCATTTGCTAATACAATTGACTCATACCACGGTAAAATTGAACCCATTACTGCTACTGTTTTACCAGTAACAGGGCAAGAATCTAATGCGTCATATAACCAAGTATCTGTATTTCCATAAGATACGCCTTGCATTTTTTTCTTTGCATTTGATATCATTTCTTCTACATCATTAAAGGTAAACTTTCTTAAATGTGTAGCAGTATCATTATGGTACCAATTTTCTAATTTAACACCGCCTGACAAAAATTCAGACTGTTGTGTTGCCGTTAATTCATTCCATTGTGGAGGGATCATAAGTTATTTTCTAGTATATTAGACATCTTTCTTTTCCAAACATCAATATTATAATTTTGTTTATAAAATTCTTTTGCTTTATTAGAACATTCATTATAAAATGAAATGTCATTTTTTAATCTCAAAACTAATTCTCTTGCGGTATAAACGTCCTCTGCATCAACTGATAATTCTGGAAAACATATTTTTTGAGTGTCTACTTTATTGTTTCCAATACAAGGAATACCAAAATAAGCACAATTTAAACTAAATGTACCCGCAGCAATAGTTGGCATAAGATGTATTGCGTATTTAAATGTTGATAGGGTTTTTATCCAATCATGCCATATAAGTCTTGGTAATACAGTCAAATTTGGAATTTGATCCTCACCTTGTCTACTAGAATGTGATGATTGAACAAAAATAGGATGTGATAGTTCAGTTGCAACCATATAACTTTGAAAGCCACCATACCACCTACTAAAATTACCACCAATAATAACTTTATTTTCTGGCTTTGGTTCTATGTTTCTAATCAATTCTTCTACCATTAGAGTAGGAATTGTTTCCACACGTTTTCCTGGATACAATCCTTTATACCAATTAGTATCATACTGATTGTGTGAAAATAGAATATCACACTCAGCTAATTGATTATAAAAATTAAATTGATCTTCCAATGTAAAGTCATTTACATACCAAGTTGGACCTTCTTGTATTGAACATACAAATTTATTTTTTAATTTCAGATCAGAAACAACGGTGGAGGAAAATACATGAGAATATACGTTTTTGTCCTTTGTTAATGTTTTACCTTCAGAATTTAAAAATACTCCGCCTTTTGGGAAAATGATCATCACATAATCATATCCACTTATTTGATTCCAATTTTCTAAAAAGAAATGATCAGCATTTAATGCATTCATCCATGCAAATTCAGTACGCATGTTGTTGTTACTAGGAGGTACTTTTCCATTAAATGGCAATTCACTCAAAAACGCAATTTTCATATAATTAATCAATCTTACACACTAATATATCATTTTCAACGTGACCGTCTAAATAATAAAATGAATAGTTTTCATTTATTGATTGTATAAATGATATTATATTTTCAAAATTTAAAACAGAATTATAATTTCTCCAACATCTGATATCATCTATCATGATAATATGATTTTTATTTTTATGGTTTTTTATATGATTTAATTCTTGCAAAATTGGAAATTCTTCAATTCCATGTCCTGTATCTCCACCAGAAAAATGGCCATCTAACCAAAAAGTTATCTGTTCATCATATTTATTGATGATATCACCTAATATCACAGCGGAATCTCCCAAAACAATATTTACATTTGGATTATTTTTAAATCTTTCTTTTCCAATATCATAAAATTTTTGAGAAATTTCTATAGACGTTATATTTTTATAATTTGAATTTAACGCAGATTGAACTCCGTCACCATAAAATGTTCCGGTTTCTATGAATATATCTGAGTATTTTTCTATAAATTTAATTGGCATATGTATTTTTACTATTTTCTTTAAACCATGTATAAGCTTCTTGTAATCCTTGACGTAATTCTACTTTTGGTTTCCAACCCAAATTAAATAGTTTAGTAGAATCTAATAAACGTTTAGGAGTTCCATTTGGTTTTGTAGTGTCCCAAATAATATTACCTTTATAACCAACTACATCTTTAATGATTTCAACAATTTCTTTGATTGTATAATCTTCACCATAACCAATATTGATAATTTCAGGTGAATTGTAGTTTTCCATCAAAAATACACAAGCGTCTGCTACGTCATATGCATTTAAAAATTCTCTTCTAGCACTGCCATCACCCCAACACACTACTTCTTCAAGATTATTAATCTTTGCTTCATGGAACCTTCTAATTAAAGCGGGTAATACATGTGAGTTTGTTGGATGGAAATTGTCATTGACACCGTATAAATTACATGGCATTACACTGATAAAATTATCTTGATATTGTCTATTATATGATTGACATTGAATTATACCTGAGATCTTTGAAATTGCATATGGTTTATTGGTTGGTTCCAATTCTCCTGTCAACAAATATTCTTCTTTAACTGGAACAGGTGCATATTTTGGATATATACACACACTTCCCAAAAACATTAGTTTTTTAACTTTAATATCATGACATGCTTGAATTACATTATTTTGTATAGATAGATTGTCATGAATAAATTCTGCGGGATATACATTGTTTGCTTGTATACCTCCAACTTTTGCTGCGGCTAAAAAAACATAATCAGGAGTATTATCTGCAAACCATTTATTTACTGCTTTTTGGTCTCTCAAATCTACTATATTTTTATTTACAGTTAGTATATTTGTATATCCTTTACTAGTCAGTTCTCTTACTAATGCAGATCCTACTAACCCTTTGTGACCAGCAACAAAAATTTTATCTGTTTTATTCATACTTTGAATCCTTTGTTTTCTTCTTCTGTGAATAATTTATTGTACTTAATGTTTGTTTGAATTTGTTTTTCTATGGTTTTATTGTGGTGTAACGCTAATTCATATACTGCCGGTAAATGAACATATGTTTTTGCACCTTCAATCTTTTCATGTAATCTACGTTTCCATTCAATATAAGATACATTTCTAAATAATCTACCTTGAGGGTCCGGCCAATTAACAATCAATCTATCTTCATATGATGTTAATCTCCATCCCCATTGTTTTGCATTTTCTTGATTTACTCCTTTAAAATCATTTATACGTGGAATCCAAAATAAGTCAATATCATTATTTAACTCAATTAATTCTTTTAATGATTCTAATAGTGTTTCAGTTGGTAACTCATCATCATCAATTTGAAAAATATATTCTCCTTGACATTGACTCTTACCATAGTTTTTATGTTCACTATAATTTCTGTCTAACTTATGTTTGTAAATTTTAAAGAAATTATTACCAGACACATCATTTAATATTTTTAATGTGACTGGATTGTCACTATAATCATCTAGTATAATACATTCATTATTTTGACCGTATTTATACAGTCTTTCTAAAAGGGGTTGAAGTTCAACCCCTGTATTTTTAGTTGTTACCAAATAACTTATAAATGGTTTCATAGTTTTGGAAGGTCTAACTTCTTAAGTTTAGGCAAATCTAACTTTGGTAAGTCTAATCTCTTAAGCTTAGGAAGAACAATCTTCTTTTCAACGGAGAATTCAGGAACATATTTATTTAAAATCTCATGCAATCTTACATCCATTGCTTGAATACTAAACTTTTGTTCATTTTCAATTCTCAACTTTTCATAATCTTCCAAAATATCTTTTGATAGACTATTATATAATTTCTTTAGTTTATCTGCTGCAAGGCTTTGTGATACATAAAACCAAGAAGATTCTTTAATCAACCATTCATTTACTGATCCTGGATCAATTGGTTTAATTGTTCCTTCAAAAAACTCTGCATATTTTGGATTCAAGAAGTCCAAATGACCACTCCAATTTGAAACAACTGTTGGTTTACCACTCAATGTTGATAACAAGATTGGATGTCCATATCCTTCACCATGAGTAAAATTAACATGAACTTTTACCTTTTCATGGTTGAATAACGCATTCATTTCTACTGGACTCAATTCACCGTGAATCAAATATACATTTGGAACGTTTTCTCCAACCATAGATTGAACCTTCTTAATTTTCTTTAGAATGTCATCTCTATCAACTTTGGAGAAATTTGCTCCGTTGGTTTTCAAAATTAAGCAAGGTCTATTATCAGGCTTTGAATTTTTAAAAGTTTCTGAGAAAACCTTGATTAAATTAGCAATATCTTTTCTGTCAGTAAACAATCCACCATGAGTCCACTGACCAACAAATAAGAATGCAAATTTTTCTGGAATTGTTGACATTACATCTTCAATGTTTTGAACCTTTTCATCTGTTTTCTTATAAGTTGAAGTATCAGCACCCCAGAAACATACTTCTAGTGGCTTTTCACACTTCAATGATTCAACTTTTCCATCTTGGTATTGTTTTTGATATTGAGCAGATTCAAATACCTTTTTAACATGATTGCTAGTTACAATATTCATGTTCATTCTATTCAATCCCTCAATAAATTGACCAGATGCTACAGTAGTTTCAATACCAGCAGTAATACCAATATTATATTTACCTACTGATTGGAATTCATTTGGAATGCTAATCTGTACAAATAAATCAGGTTGTTTCTGTAAAGGAGCATTTAAAAAATGACTGAATAGTTTTTTGTCTTCCTCAGTAGTAATATCAGTATCACTTACTTTTGATGGACAACCACCCCATCTTGTAGGAGCAATTTTAACATCATATTTATCATATCTAATAATACTTTTTGCAAGATCTGTTGCCAAATCACCATAACCGCTTCTATTGAAGACTGGTCCTTGAATTACACATAATGGTTTACTCATAAATTTATCCTAGTTTTTGTTCTCTTTCTTTAATTGCGTCAATATATTTTTTTTGTGGTGGCACTACATTGTTGTTATTCATTTCATACAATTCAGCAATGTTTTTGATTTGTTGTTTGGTAGTATCTGTTGATTTATTATCAGTACTACCAAAACCACCTTCACCTCTGTTGGTAGAATCTAATTCATCTACCAACACAAACTCAACGTTTTCTACTTTGGTTACTTTTAGTTGACAAACTTTATCACCCTTATTATAGAGTTTAGTAGAGTTAACATGTCCTTCCAATAGATTATCAGTTCTAATTCTATAATCTTCTGGTTGCCAGATATACTTGAAACGAAGTAATACTTCACCACGATAATCTGCGTCAATCAATCCAATACAGTTGGCTAATACCAAATTATACTTACTAACACTACTACGAGGAAATGCTAGAATGTCATAATCCAAATCAGTATAACCAAATCCACTATACTGTCTTTCTTTTTGAACTGCTAACTTAAGATTGGTCTTGTATTGAATGTAGTCAATGCGTTTGTATGCACCATTCTCATACTTTTCACCAACAATTTCTGGATCACTTGTAACAATTACATCAAAACCAGTAGCTCTATCAGTACCTTTCTTGGGTAGATTGTCTGTAGACTGATATGTTTCATTCTTTAATACTTGAATCTTCATAGTTTAGATAGTGTAGTATCAATTTCTGATTTTAGTTTGTCAATGTTAATCTTAGGAACTTCTACACCAAATGTATTGTGTGGTTGTGAATTACCAACACAATCTGATGTTGTATGAATAGAAAAGCCAGGTTCTGGAATAAAGTTGTTAATTGTATAGTCCATTGCCTTAATAAATTGAGCACACATATTCTTGGCATTAATACCACCTTCATTCATTGCCCATCTACGTCCTTCCAATCCACACTTTTCACGTTGTTCTGAAGTCATTAAATACCAATACATAATTGCTTCAGCAGCTTCTTCCCATGTACAGATATCATCAAAAATATATGGTGTTGGTATACTACCTTGAATTGTTTTAACTACTGGCCAAATTGGTTTTGCCCATACACCATGATTCTTATACTTACCTACACTGTTTGTACCAAATTCAAGGGTAAATTCAATTGGTTTGCCATCATTATCTACTTGACCAATTTGGTCTTGTAACCCTCCAGTTACCGTAGTAATTACTGGAGTACCGCACATAATTGATTCAGCAATACTCAATCCAAATCCTTCATTGGAACTGATTAGAATTGTAACGTCTGCAATATTATACATTGCACACATTTCTTCTGGACTAATCTTATGTTCAACAAATACTACATCATAATTTGGACATAGAGCAGTAATTACTTCTGGTAAGTCTGTACCTGCGTCTTGTAGTTTTTCAGTATGTAATACTAATACGCACTTAGCAGCTTGTTCTGGTGTTAGATTATCACAGAATGCTCTAAAAGCTAATACTACATTACTTGTCTTTTTACGTTGAACGTTACGACTATTATAGAACAATACAAAGTCATATTGTTTATCACCAAATAGTTGCTTTTTCTTTTCTTTGATGAGTTTATGATCTGCAGCTAGTGGTGTAAATACATCACTGTTGATACCGTGAGGAACTAAATGTAATAGATGTTTTTTATTTTTAAATGGCATAACTTTATTAAACTGTTTGGTTTTCTACTTCATCTAATGAGAAACAGTTTTCTGCTCCCAATACGTGTTTAGCAATATTATTTGATTGTTTACTGATAGCAAACAATGCGTCACAACTCTGATAAAATGGTCTATTCCACATTGGATATGGTAAATCATCCCAAATATGAAGATATGTCAGTGGTACTTTTGCTCTAACTTGTTTTTCAATAGCATACAACCATCCCCAAAATCTAGGATCAGTGAAATGCATGATTGCGTCAGGCTTTTCAATTTGCATAATAGAAAATAACATTTGGTCATTTCCATAACCATCAGTAGGATACAATTTGATACTTGCATCTGGTACTTTTGTCAAATCTCTTGTTGCTTGATTTAAGTCAACAATTTTACCTGCTTCTGGATGTTTGATTGCACCTGCAATTTGAACCCAATCATAGTGATGAACTGTACCCAAGGCCAATTCTCTAGACATAGTTGCAATACCACTATGCATTCTTAAATCATCTGATAGTAATAATATTTTCTTTTTCTTCATAAATTGTTAGTTTTTAGATCCAGTAATACTTAATTTGGTAACTTGTGCCTCTTCACTTAAAACTGGAATGCTGAAATTATATAATCTGTCTTTAAATTCTCTGTCGTTCAAATACAAATACATTGCTCTATTCACTAGATCTTGCAAATGAAACTTGGATTTAACGTTTTGAATCTTAAATGACTCATATAAACCATTATCTACCTTTACGGTTGTAACACTGCTTTTCATATATACGTATATACATATATACGGCAATTAAGGTAGATTTATTTTAATCTAACAATTTATCTGCTTTACCGTCACAATTAACCTTGTGATGTTGACAATATTTACAGTTCTTCTTGGCTTTACCAGGAATCTTTGGATATGAACCACTTACATTATAATCACCTTCAACTGTAAAACACTCAGTAACAAACGTTGCAAAGTCACCTAGAGTAGATGCAATTGCTTGTTTATTATGCATTGGTTCATAAATTTGAATACGACTTTGAGGAAAGTCTACAGCTTCATATAGTTTTCTCTTTAAGATAAAGAATTCTACTTCAATATGATTCAAATCAACGTTGAACTTCTTTGCATAAAATGCTTTATATAGCAAGATCTGACTATACTTGGCTGGATCTTCCTTTTGATACTTATTCCATCCATTAGAACTGGTTTTAAAGTCATAAATCTTATACTTACCAGTTTCTTTATCTTTAAGAACCAAGTCAACGTAAGCAATGAACTCTACATTATTCTTAATTGGTAGATCTAATGGAATTTCCACACCAATGAACTCATATTTCTGAGAAGGAAAATATTTGAGACGGTTCTTTGTACTAAGAAATGTCTTTAAGATATCTTCACCGTCAAATACAAACTCAGTGTATTCATCATCTGTATAGGTAAATTTACTATCTGGTTTACTCTTTTCTTTTTGAATTTCTTCCTCAAACTTAACTTTGAACAATTCAAATACATTGATACTATCAGCTTTCTCAACGGATTCAGTGTACAGTGATTGTAAGAATGTTTGAACAGAATGATGGATTGCTGTACCAAAGAATATATTTAAACTTGCATCATAGATTCTTTTACCTTCCAGATAGTTAAGTTTCCAACTGTAGGGACATTTCATCCACATTGAATATTGGCTAAAACTTACCCGTTTCTTTTTTATTTCTTGTACATCCATTTGAATAGAATAACTTATAAAATATATGAAGTCAATCTATAACAACTATTTATTGAATATGAAAAATCTATTATTCTCATTATTAATGGTGTTGTCTGTTAACGCAAACAGTTTGTTTCTTTATGATTCCACAGAAAAAACTGAGTTATCAGAAGTAGTTGGTGGAAAATTAAGTGTGTTGTCCACTACTGTTGGTAACACATATACACTAACAAATGGTCTTAGTGTTGTAGCTGGTACAAATCAAACTACTTCTTATGTATTTCCACATAAAATTGCTGTATATCAAAAAGAATCTACCAGTGTATATTTCAACCAAACACCAATTGAATACAATAATACATTCAAATTACCTGAAATAGTTAAATTAAAAGAATCCGAATTTAATTTTACTGTAGATGGTGTACTATATTGCGTAAGCAAATGTCCAAGTCAAACTACTATAGGTACTCCACTTGGATTTATTACATTTACTAACGCCAAATTTTTTGTAACATCTGGAGCTAAATATACTCATGTATATGTAGTAGAAGGTAATGTAACAGTTTCAGATACAAAGTCAAAGAAAAAGAAACAATTAAAAGCTGATGATTACCTTGTTATAACACCACAAATAGTATTGTCTCCAAGAGAAGGTACTATAAGTAACTTAGGCAACTCTTTCAGCATCAAAGAAGTAGAAGATACAGAAAAAGAAGTACACGTTAAAGAAACTCAAGTGTTAACTGATAAACTTAATAACGTACTTTTTATAAACTATGACGCAAATATATTTGGTGTTAAATTAAATTGACAGTGTTTAAAAATTAGGTTATAATAGAATTATGAGATTAGAACAATTGTATTCATTAACTGAAGATGAAACCGCAATGCTTTGGGGAATTGTTAATTTAGCAACTCCTCCTGTTATTAGTGCTTATCAAATGGATGTGGAATTATTCACAGCTATTAAAGATGAAAAGCTAAAACAACGAGTGAATCAGTTTGACAAGTACGTAAAACCAGAGTATATTGAACTATACAACTCACTTAAAGCTAAGTTGGGTTATTAAAAATATGTATCAAAACATCTTTGTAGATAAAAAAGAAAACACAGTACATTTGTGGGATGATGAAAAGGGTTATGTAACATTTCCATTCAGAAACTACGCATACAGAAAGAGTTCTAACGGAACTTACCGTTCAATCTATGGTGACAAGTTGGAGAAGATTTATAACTTCAATCCAAGAGATCCATCATTGTTTGAAAGTGACGTTCCAATGGAAACTCGTATTCTAATTGATGCGTATGAAGACAGTGATGAACCATCAAAAGGTCACCGTGTAGTCACAATTGATATTGAGGTTAGTTCTGAAGGTGGATTTCCAGTTGTAGAAGAAGGTGATAAGGAAATTACAGCTATTGCTATTCATGATGATGCAACAAAACAATATACTGTATTCATCTTGGATAAGGAAATGAAGATTCAAGACAGTATCAATGACAACGTTGAAATCAAGTCATATGACAATGAAGAATCATTGTTGATGCACTTCTTCACCAAATGGGAAGAAATTCAACCTACTATTGTAACTGGTTGGAACATTGACGGATTTGATATGGTTTACTTGTACAACCGTGCAAAACGTGTTGTTGGTGAAACCAATGCTAAACGTCTAAGTTCAATTGGTATTTGTTATTTCAACAAGTTCTTGGAACGTATGACTATTGCTGGTGTATCTTGTTTGGACTATATGATTCTATACAAGAAGTTCAGCGGTAAGAATGAACCAAGTTATGCTCTAGGTGCTATTGGTAAGAAGGTTGTTAATATTGAAAAGATCAGTTACAAAGGTAGTTTGAATGATTTGTACAAAGATGATATTAACAGATACATTGAATATAACTTGAATGACGTTAAGATTGTTGTTGCTCTTGATAAGAAATTACAGTTTATTGACCTAGCTAGGGGTATTTGTCATACTGGACACGTAGGTTATGAAAATTTTGGTATGAGTTCTAGGTTTTTGGAAGGTGCTATTCTTATTTATCTACGTAGAAAGAAGCAAGTTGCTCCTAATAAGTCATTGGAAGGCAGAGCTGAATATGAAAACCAATTGGAACAAAATGAAGAAGGTTTTGAAGGTGCTTATGTTAAAGATCCTATTCCCGGCCGTTATGATTGGGTCTTTGACTTGGACCTTACATCAATGTATCCGAATATCATCATCAGTCTTAACATCAGTCCAGAGACTAAAGTAGGTAAAGTAGAAAACTGGAATGTAGAAGAATATGTTAAAAACAATGTAACTACTTTATACATTGGTGGCAATCCATATACTGTGGATGAATTCAAATCACTATTGTCAGAAAACAATCTGAGTGTTGCTAGTAATGGTGTCTTGTATAAGAAACCAGAACCAAGTGGTGATATGGGAACTGTACCTAGCATTCTGGTTAAGTGGTTCGATGAACGTAAAAATTTAAGAAAGTTGGCTAAGAAACATGCAGATTTAAAAGAATGGGAAAAATATGAATTCTATGATAACAGACAAAAAATTCAAAAGATTTTGCTTAACAGTATTTACGGTTGTTTGGGTCTACCTGTATTCCGTTTTTATGATAAGGACAATGCTGAAGCAGTTACACTAACTGGTGTTGACATTATTAAAACCGCCGGTAAATCTATTAACCAATATTACAAAAATGTACTCAAAGAAGATGGTGATTATCTTATTTACACTGATACTGATTCTTGTTTTGCTAGCGCTCTACCTATCATTCAAAAGACAATGCCGGAGATTGATCTCAAAGATGAAGAACAGATGACCAAAGCAATCTTACAAGTCTGTGGTGAAGTTCAATCATTTGTAAATCAAATGTTCAATATCATGGCAGACCGTATGTTCAATGTTCAAGTACATAGGTTTGACGCTAAACAAGAAGTTATTGCTAAGACTTCATTCTGGTTGGCAAAGAAACGTTATTGTCAATTCATCATCAACAAAGGTGGTGTAGTGTGTGATGAACTGGAAGTTAAAGGTATTGACGTTGTTAGAACATCATTTCCAGCTAAATTCCGTTCATTCATGCAAGAGTTCTTGATTGATCTATTAAAGAAGGCTGATAAAGAAACTATTGACCAGAAAATCTTGGACTTCAAAGAAAATATCAAAAACTTGAATATTGTTGATATTGCTAAGAACACCAGCGTTAAGTTTGAGAGTCAAGACAAGACCAAGAGTTATGACAACAACAAACGTCAACCATTCAAGTTTTTGTCTGGTACTCCAGCTCAAGCTAAAGCTGCTTTGGCTTATAATGATCTACTTGTGAAGTGGAACTTGGTCAAATCAGTTCCAAAGATTCTACACGGTCAAAAGATCAAGTGGGTATATTTGAAACAAAATGAATATGGCATTGAAGGTATTGCCATGAAAGCTGATGGCACTGACCCAGATCAAATCATGGACTTTATCACCAAGTATGTAGACCGTGAGGCTATGTATGAACAAGAATTAAAGAGTAAATTGGTAGACTTTTATAGTGTCTTGAAGTGGGATTATCCCAATGAAAATGATGCTAAAGCTAGTGAGTTTTTTGGATTTTAATTGTTATGAGTAAATATAAAGAAATGCTAACCATTCCAATAGAGGATGGATCAAATATCCCTTTGTATCTAAATGCACCACATTTTGCTATTTCTAAAGGTTATAACAGAGTGGTCATAGGACAACGTGGACCATATGTAGAATTTAATAAAAATCAAATCATTTGTAATGCATTGCATATACCGTGTAGTCAGTTATATAGATTAAGTGACCCAAAAGTATATTACATTGAATTTAGAACAACTGATTGTGATGTAAAAGTGTACTATCAAATGAGAAGTGTTGCTTATGCAGACTACAAGATAGGATATTTTTATATCTCACCAAGTGATTTATATAAAGTTGACGGAACTTCATGTATGGTTTTACCTGATGATTACACTGAAACAGCCAAAGAATTTTTTGATTTTGAATCAAAATAAAAAATAGACAAAACAAAAAAGTATAGTAGACTAAAAAAGTATGACAAAAGACACATTAAAGACGTTTATCAGCAAGTACTACCTTGGCGGTACAATTGAATCCGTAAAGTGGGTAGTTGATAAGAATAACAAACAACTCAAGACAAGTGCTATTACTGAAGACAAAAACGTTCTATTGAACGTCACCTTCAATAACTTTGAAGATCTAACTGATGCTGAATTGGGTATCAATGATACTTCCAAGTTGGTAAAGCTACTTAATGTACTTGGTGATAACATCAACGGATCATATAATACCAGTGGTGACAAGATCACTAGTATTGTATTCAGTGATGATCATACTGATGTACAGTATGTAACTGCTGATCTAAGTGTTATTCCAGTAGCTCCTCCACTCAAGAAACTTCCTCCTACCAATGCAGAGATTGCTCTTGACGCTGAATTTATTTCACGTTACATCTCTTCAAAGAACGCTCTTCCAGATGTTGAAACATTCACTCTTCTTATGAACAAGAAAGGTGTACTTGAATTGGTAATTGGTCATTCAAGTATCAACAGTAACCGTATTAAGTTGAATGTTGCCACTAAGAATGGCAAGGATAAGGTTGCAAAGAACATTAGTTTCAACGCAAATCATCTAAAAGAGATCCTTATTGCTAACAAGGACTGTACTGACGCAACCTTGAAGGTAAGTGATGCTGGTCTTAGTGTAGTTGAGTTCACTTGTGGTGAATTTACCGCTAACTATTACCTAGTTGAACTCAAGACCATTGACTAAAATTTAGAGAAAAGAAAGACAAAACATACATCATCATCTCCCGGCACCTGTTGTGCCGGGTTTTTTGTTGGTTGACTTTTGGACCAAACATGGTAATCTATTAAAGATATGAGTTTTATTGCATTTGAAGAAGTTAAACAGACTGAAACGCAACATTATCTATGGGTTGAGAAGTACCGTCCCAACACTTTAGACAATTATGTTGGAAATCAGCAGTTGAAAGATACTGTCAAGGGTTATATTGAGAAACATGATATTCCTCATTTGTTGTTTTATGGTACGGCTGGTACTGGTAAAACTACCTTGGCTAAGGCAATTACAAAGAATATTGACTGTGATGTGATGTATATCAATGCATCTGATGAAAACAGTGTAGACAATGTACGAACCAAGATCAAAGGTTTTGCTAGTAGTGTTGGTTTTAGGAAGATTAAGGTTATTATCCTTGATGAATCTGACTTCTTGAGTCCAGAAGCTCAAGCTGCTCTACGTAACATGATGGAAACCTATAGTTTGACTACACGGTTTATTCTGACTTGTAACTATGTAGAGAAGATTATTCCCGCTTTGGTTTCACGTTGTCAGACTTATAAGATTGAACCATTGAGCAAGAAAGAAGTAGCGGTACATCTAAAGATGATTTTGGATAAGGAATCTGTACAATATACACCAGAAGATCTAGGATATATTGTTAACACTTACTATCCAGATATCCGTAAGATTCTAAACTACAGTCAACAAAGTGTTCTTGATGGTAAGATCAAGATCAGTGAATTAAACAGTACCAGTGTAGATGTAAAGAGCAAGGTTATTGAATTGATCAAATCCAAGTCACCAAGTGCTTTTAATGATATCCGTCAATTGATTGCAAATAGTGATATTAAGCATTTTGAGGAGATTTATGATACTTTGTATGATAAGGTGGATGATTATTCTAATGGTAAACAAACTTTGGCAGTTTTAGTTATTGCTGAATATATGTATCAGAGTGCAATGGTTGTCAATAAGGAGATAACTTTCATGGCTTGTATTGGCAAACTACTCAAGGATCTAAAATGAAAAAGAAACAAACTCCGATATGTCAGAAGGTTGAACTAGATAATTGTTTTAGTTGTAAAGTTGTTGCTGGTAAACCACATAAGCGTAACTGTGATATTGAACGGTGTAGTGAATGTGGCGGTCAAAAGTTAGGTTGTGAATGTACTAATCATGACAAACAGTTTGCTAGATGGACTGGTTTTTGGCCTGGAGAGTTGGAGTGTAAAGCATTGAATATGGACTTGAATACCTTTTATATGACTGGTATGCACAAGATATTCTTTGTTAAACCTTCCTAACTTTGTCAAAGAATTCAGAATTATAATTGGTGGTCATGTAAACTTTAATTTCTTTATCTTTGAGTCTAAAGAATTTCTTGGCTCTTTTGTATAATTTTGTACCAATTCCTTTTCTTCTGTACTTACGGCGTATATACACCATGAATTCAAACTTAAAATTTGTAGTTCTGGATGATTTACGTTCTTTAATTACAGCCCAACCAACACATTCACCGTTATCTTTTACAATAAACACTCTGTTTTTAACTTTGTGTCTTATATCACAACACTCTACATAAAGTGTATAAATTGAACCACTTGTAACAAGTTTGCTACAAGCCTTTTCTTCCTCCAAATTTACTCTTAAAGCGTCCTTTGAGTAGATACGGATCATAATTATTATAAAAATAAATATAAAAACAAAACTGTTGACATCTAAGTGATTTGAAACTATACTGTTAAAAATTAAAATATATGGAAAAAGAACTAACTATTAAAGACAAAGTAACCAACGCAATTATTATTCAACACGATGATCTAAAGTTTGATGGTAAAACAATTACCATTCCAAGCTATTATGTTAATAGCATCTTAGATTATATCAAAGATTATGATGTTGATGGAGTACCACAAGTAGATATTGATGATTATATTTCATTTCGTGATTTTCTTTATGATATTCAAGAACACAAAAATCAAGGAAATTAATTTATGGGAATGTATGATGACATAGTATGTAAATACCCACTTCCTTTACCGGAAGATCCTAAAGGTTATTGTAATAACAGATATCAAACTAAAGACTTTGATAACGCACTGGATTTATTCGAAATTCGTGAAGATGGTACACTTTGGCTACGGTGCGCTGAGTATGAATATACAGACGGTAATCCAAACGCTAAAAGTTTAATTGAAAAATTACCAACTCGTAAGGAAACCAAAGTTTGGTGGCAACAAATTTTCCCAATAACAGATACAGTCAGACTGTATGCGTATGATAGTGATACTAATGACAAATATGATTATTGGATTGAATATGATGTAACATTTGTAGATGGTAAGGTTACTGGAGCTAAGTTGTTAGAATTTACCGCAACTGATAATAGTGAAAGAAAAGAACAACATCGTAAGGATGTTGAGTATTGGACAAATAGACAAAAATTTGAATATACACTATTTTACAGATTGATTGGTAAACCGTATAATAAAGTTATTACTTTTATTTGTAGGAGTATTCATAAATCTGCAACGTGGATAACTTACAAGATTTGGAACGTTGAACGGTTTTTAAAAATATAATTATAAATGATTTTGTTTATTTGATAGTTATACCCAAGTTATGCGTAATGTACACTATATCAGTCAGACAGGAACATCAGGATATGCAAATGCATCCAAGGGATATGTATATGATCTAATAAAGAGAGGTATAAATGTCAAGTGGACAACGTTTCTATGTGATCAGTCATTGATTGTAGAAACAACTGAATTTGATTCCTATATAAACAAATATAGGGATAATAATATCCCAGAGAATGAAATTGATACCGTTATAATTCATTCTACACCTGATATTTGGCAAAAGATCATAGAAGACTTAAATATACAATGTGAAGGTAAAACTGTAATTGGTAGAACTGTGTGGGAATTTAATAAATTAATACCTGAATGGGTAGATTTTATTAATACAAGTCAAGTTACACAAGTAAGTGTTCCTACATTATGGAATAAAGAAGTCTTTGAAGAAAGTGGGGTCAATAAATCTATTACTATTGATCCCCATTTGTATGTAGATTACCCATACAAATCATATAGTTTAAAATACTTATTAGAAAATAAATCTACTGTTATTTATAATAAAAATTTAGAAAATTTTAATTTTGAAACATCATATAAATTTTATACAATTGGACAATTAATATCAAGGAAAGGTATAAAAGAAACAATTTCTACATTTTGTAAATCATTTACCAATGAGGATAATGTTGTTTTATTTGTTAAAACTTTTGGATTAGACTATTCATATGAACAACAAGTTAAATGTTTAGAAGAAATTATAAATTCTATAAGAAATAGTCTAAATATAGATCATCCACCAATTGTATTTGTTAAAGAAAATTTAACTTATGATGAATTGCAGTCTTTACATGATATTTGCAATTGTTATGTACAATTAACAAAAACAGAGGGATTTGGTCTTGGAATTTTTGAGGCCTTTAATAAGAAAAATGAAATTTTAGTAACTGGTTATGGCGGTCAAGTTGAATTTTTGGGTAAAACTTATAAGGGATTAATTAATTATAATCTTAAACCATTAACTGTTAATGAAAGTGTATTTTTTCAATTTAAATTAGATGATACATATCAATGGGCTATTGCAGATGAAAATCATTCAACATTTTTATTAAAAAAATTAATAAAAAAAGATTATAAAGAATTAATTAATTTTGGTGAAGGATTTCATGGATTAGAAATTGATGGAGGGAAATCTTTTAAGTGGATGAGTGATCTGAATGAAATCTATATCAATGAAGATGTTGATGTTCTAATATTAGAAATAGTAAATGTGATTGAATCTAATATTTTCAATATAATTGATGATAAAGGAAAAACATCAACATTAAGTTTAATTAAAGGAAGTCAAACAATAAAAATCCCAGTAAAAAATGTCAATAAAATTATAATTAACAGTAAATTTTTTATACCATCAATATCAATAAATTTATCAACAGATGATAGAAAATTATCTTGTAGATTGTATGATTTAAAATTAGTTCATAATAAAAGAGAAATTAATGTTCCTGTAGATAAAATTAATTATACAAACCAAGATATAAAAAAATTGAATGATAGTGGTAAATCAATTACGGAATATGTAGGAGATTACGGTGAAATGTCAGTAAGAATAAAAGATATTAATCTTTTAGGTAAGATTAATTTGGGAGTGCAAACATCTTTTTATTCACATAGATCTGGATGGGATTATGTTATACATAATATGTCAGAATTTAATAATCCTAAAGGAGTATATTTTGACGGATTTATTGAAAATGCATTTAGTTGGCGTAAAAATCAATATATTAAAGATAAAATAATACCATACAAAACGCCGTGGATTGGATTTTTACACAATCCACCTAATATGCCATTATGGTTTAGTGATAATAATTCATATCCACAAACATTACTTAATGATGAATATTTTAAAGAAAGTTTAAATTCATGTAAAGGATTGTATGTTTTATCAAATTATTATAAAAAATTCTTGAAATATTATTTACCTCAAGTTCCTATAAATGTATTGTATCATCCAACTGAATTACCTGAATTGAAATTTAGTTTTGATAAATTTTATAAAAATAAAAACAAGAGTATTGTTAATATTGGATGGTGGTTGAGAAGATTAAACTCTATATTTTTATTAAATAGTGGAATCTATAAAAAGATTAGATTGATGCCAAATAATAAATGTAAGGATACTATTTTAAGATTAACTAACATTGAACGGGATTTATATAATATTATACTAACTAAAAAACAAATTGAATCAGTAAAAATTGTAGATCATTTAAAAAATGATGAATATGATCAATTATTATCACAAAATATTGTATTTTTAGATTTATATGACACAAGTGCAAATAATGCTGTCATTGAATGTATTGCAAGAGGCACTCCATTATTGATTAATAGACATCCAGCTACAATTGAATATTTAGGAGATGAATATCCATTTTATTTTGATACTTTAGAAGAAGCTTCTGAAAAATCCAAAGACTATGCATTGATACAAGAAACTCATAAATATTTGATGACTTTTGATAAAAGAAAACAAATAACAATTGAATATTTCAAACAACAATTTAAAGAATCAGAGATATATAAATCATTATGAAAAAATATATTGTTACAGAAAGAGCAGGAGGATTTGGAGATATTTTTTGTACATTAATGGGAACTTGGATTTTGGCAAAATATAGTAACAGAGATGTAATTATAGATTGGAGAAGAAATCCATGCAATTGGTATTGTGGACCAAATATAAAAGAAAAAAAATCAGGATCATATGTTCCAATTAATTCATTTTTAACAGTATTTGATTTTCCAAAGAGTATGTTGGGTGTTAATTTTTATTTACCGGAACATATAGCAGAATTTGGAGTCAGAAACAATAGTAACAATTTTTGGGAATATGATGATTTAAAAATTTTATCACAAGATTCAGTGAGTGTAGAAGAAACAAATAATATTTTATTTTCTGATGATATATTCATTAGAAATAGTATAAGATACGGAACTCCATGTGTGGGATCACCTGTCAATATGGATAATAAATCATTTTTTTCTGAAAAAATAACAATCAAAGACTTTTTTGAAAACATTAAAATTAATGATTTTATGTTAAACAAGATAAAACTTCATGAAGAAAGATTTATTAAAAATAAAGTATGTGGTATTCATATAAGATATGGAAATAATGTAGAGACAACAAATCCTTCAAGATATCCAAATTGGATTGATGACTCTACACTAGTTGAATCAATAAAACTTAAAATTCAAAATTTGTGTGATAAAGATTATCATTTTTTTATTTGTACAGACACGGAACGTGTGAATGAAATGTTATTAAAAGAAATACCAAATAGTTTTAGTTTAAATAAAGAATATTCCAGTGAAAATGAATGGATAATGTTATTAAATGCACGGCTAAATCCAATATCTACATTTCAAGATGCTTTTTTAGATATGTATTTTTTAACTAGATGTAATAAATTAATATACATCAATCATAGTGTATTTACAACGATTCCTCAATGTTATTATAATGATAATGATAAAATTTCTATTTTTTAAATATTTAACATGAATATTAATAATTTTTTCAAAAAAATTTTAGTTTTAAATTATGATCAAGATAGAAAAGAGTATATTGTTAATCATTTTAAAGAAAGAAATATTAAAAATTATATTTTTATCAATGGTATAGACGGAAAAAAATTAAAAAATAAAACAGGATATAATAATCTTGTTAAAATATACAAACCATCTTTACAAGAACCTTCTGTATTTTCTTGTTGGCCATTATCATTTGGTGAAATAGGATGTAGTCTTGCTCACTTAAAAGCCTTTAGATACATTTTAAATAATAAATTAAACAATGCATTAATTTGTGAAGATGATATATTTTTCAATGATAATTTTAAAAATCATGAATTTATGTTAGACAGTATTCCTGGTAACTGGGATCTTTTACATTTTCATTCTTGGAGAGGATTTGATGAAAACCACGGAGAATACAATTTATCTAAAAAAAGAAAACGGATTAATCAATATGTATATAAAGGATATAAGGAATATGGGGGTACAACTTGTTATGGTATAACATATAATACTGCAAGATGTTTAATTACATGGTCATGGCCTGTAATGTATGCAGCTGATGGTATTGTTGATAAGATATCAGAAACTGAAATTAATAGAAAATACTGGAATGATTATGTAATCTATCCATTTATATGTGAACAATCAAAACCATCTTTAATTGATGAAGTTGACAATCAATGTAAAGATGTAAAAATAACCAGAATTGAAAGATGGAAAAACCATGAATGAAATAATTAAATACTCAACTGACTGTTTAAAAATATTAACTAATAAATTTATATCTAATGGAATATTTCATTGGATAGATTTTGGCACACTTTTATCTGCATATAGAGATGGAAAAATGTTTGATCATGATTATGATGTAGATGTTTGTGTATTTAAAAAAGACAAAGAAAGTGTAGTTTCTATACTCAGTGAGTTACAGGATTTGGGTATACTATCAATATTATATGGAACTGAAGGCGGTGTAATAATGATTCAGTTCATAGAAAATGACACTACTTCTAGAAGATTTGACATTTATATATGTGAAAGATATGGAAATCTCATTGGAATGCCTCATTTTAATGGAAATTTTAAATTTAAATCTTTTTATATTGATGAATTGGAAACAATAAAACTTGGAGATTATCAATTTAATTGTCCTAGACATTTGTCATCATTTTTAAAAGTAAGATACGGTAAAGATTATATGATTCCACAATATAGATGTGAAGAATTAGATAAAGAATGGTGGGAAATTACAGATAATGTTAGTGTTGATAAAGAAACGCATGTTGCCTATACATATGGTGTGTATGATATGTTTCACATTGGTCATCTTAATCTTTTTAAACGAATCAAAGAAAATTTTGATAAATTAATTGTAGGTGTTCATAATGATGAACAAGTTATTACATATAAACAAAAACCAATAATATCCTACAAAGATAGATTAGAAATAGTAAAATCATGTAAATATGTAGATGATGTAGTAGAAAATGCTCCTTTAATAATTACAAACCAAATTTTAGATCAATTTAATGCAGATTATGTAATTGCAGGAAGAGAAAATGAAGAATATCTTAAAAAATATTATGATGTGACAGAAAATAGATTACATTTGATTTCTAGAACACCTGATATATCTACATCTATTTTAAAATCTAAAATTGTAAAATGAAAGTAATTAATGACTATGCCTATCCAGAATGGGACAATTATTATTGTAATAATTTGTTGTATACAGTGTATGGTCATCCTACAAGAGAATTAATTGAAAAACAGTTTTTAATTGAATATTTTAAGAATAAAAAGATTATAAATTCAATTGATGTGGGTGCTCATATTGGATTCCATTCCTTATTTTTGTCAAATATTTTCCAGAATGTATACTCATTTGAAGCAAATCCAGATAACTTTTCTTGTTTTCAATATAATACTAGAAATATTAAAAACATACACGGATTTAATTTTGCAATTGGAGATAAAAATGATTCATGCAAAGTTGAAATACCATGGGATTTTCCTATAAAAGAAAATATTAATAGTGGTATGAGTTATATTACTGATGGTGATTCAATTAAAATAAAACGGTTGGATGATTTATATTTATCAAATATAAATTTTATAAAAATTGATGTTGAAGGATATGAATATTTTGTATTAAATGGTGGTAAACAACTATTATCCAATAATAATATTCTAATAATGTTTGAATCTAACGGTAATGAATCTAGATTTAATCTAAGATTAAAAGATATACAAAATTTACTTGAGTCTTTGAATTACAAATTTATCAATCAGATAGATCAAAACATATTTTACTCTAATTATGAAAGTTAAGTTATTCACATACTGGGAAGGATTTAAACCAGATTATATAAAATTGTGTGAAAAAATAATATCAAAACAAATTTGTTCTGATATTGAATATCACCCTATAAATGATATCAATTTATATGATTATTTATCAGAGAATGAACTACCATCAAATTTAAAAAATATTAGTTGCATTGCACACAGAGCTGATTATATTAGATGTTCTATTGTATATAAATACGGCGGAATATGGTTGGATTCAGATCAAATTTTATTATCAGATTTATCAGACGTAATTGAACTGTTGAAATCATATGATTATGTAACATATGAATGGGCAAAAAATCAACCTTCAATTGGGTTTTTTGCTGCCAATGAAAAATGTATTTTATTAGAAAAATGGAAATATGAAATGGATAATTTATTGTCTTTGAAAAACGTATTTCATTGGACGGAATTAGGATATGAGATATTATACCCTATTTTAAATGATTTATTGATTGACAATATTTTTAAATATTATGCATTTGACGCTAGAAAAGGATTTGCTCCATTAGAATGGTGTGAATTTGATAAGTTTTTTAAAATAGATGAAAAATTAGAAATTAAAAATTTAAAATCTATAATGCTTTATAACTCAAAGTTTCCAGATTGGTTTAAGAACATGTCTCAAGATGAGATATTAAGAAATGACTATTTGATCTCCAAACTTTTTAAACAAGTATTATGAAAATTTTTTGTGTGACTTTAAAAGAGTCAGAACATAGAATTGAAATGGCAAAAAAAGAGTTTGAAAAATACAATCTTTCTTATGAATTTTTTTATGGAGTCAACGGTAATAATACCAATTTAAAAGTTATAAATGACAATGAATGGGAACATACACAAATGAATCCAGGTAGAATTGGATGTTTTCTTTCACATTTCATATTATGGAATCATATATTACATAGTGAATATGATGAAGTACTAATAGTAGAAGATGATTTTACATTAGATGTTTCATTTGATAAAATTTTAGAATACAAACATGAACTTCCAATAGATTGGGATTTGTTTTTTGTAGGATATTGTTGTGAAACTGATACAAAAATGAAATCTATATCTGAAAATATAATGATAGGTGATGGAATTTGTACTCACGGTTATTTTATAAATAAAAAATGTATATCTAAATTATTGCCTATCATTTTTCCAATTGATTTGCCTATAGATGTAAAAATGCGTACTTTATATAATAAGTTGAATGTTTATTTTAGTAGAGAAAAATGTATAACAAATGGATCAATAAATAAACAATATGAATCTAAAACTATCATATGAAAATTGCGTTTTATTCTAATGCATTATGTTTGAGAGGTACAGAGATTAATTTATATAATCTTGCAAATTATAATGAAACACTATTAAACAATCAAAGTATTATTATTTCTCAACTTAATACAAATTTAGACGCATTAGAAAAATTTAAAAATAGATTTAAAGTAATTTTGTCAGACTTTGAGGAAATAGATTCTATAATTACAAAAGAAAAAATAGATTGGATTTACATAACAAAGGCAGGAAAAATAGATAAATATGTAACTAATATAGTTCCATCATTCATTCATGTAGTATTTAGAAACAATCAACCACATGGAAGTAAATATATCTATATATCTGATTGGTTAGCTAAAAATCAAGGATATGATCCAGAAAGTTATTCATTGCCTTATATTGTTGAAAAAATAAATTCATATGGGGATTTGAGAAATTATTTAAACATACCAAATGATGCAATAGTATTTGGTTGTTATGGAGGTGAATATGAATTTGATATAGAATTTGTACATGATGTTATAAAAAATATTGTGAAAAATAGAAAAGATATCTATTTCATATTTATGAATATAAATAAATTTCATGAGGATCATCATCAAATTATTCATTTGCCTGGAACTTGGGATTTAGTACTTAAATCAAAATTTATTAATACTTGTAATGCTATGTTGCATGCAAGATATATGGGAGAATCATTTGGATGTGCAATAGCAGAATTTTCAATGGCAAATAAACCAGTAATAACTTATAGTGAAAGTGGAGACCGGTGTCACATAGAAATATTAAATGATAGAGGAATTTATTATAGTAACAGTGATCAATTAAATAATATATTGAACAATTTAAACAATTACATAAAATATGATGATTATAATACCATCTATTCAAAATTTTCAGCTGAAAACATAATTAGTAAATTCAAAAAAATGATTGTTTAGATTAAACTTCTTTACATTTATCAATAGTATTTAATACTTGTTTAATTAGATTTAGTTCATTTATGTATTTTAATTTAGCTGATTTAGTATCAAATTGATTGTATGATATTTCTCCGCTGTTGATTTTATCTATTACTGATATACATTCATTAAAGTTATTTACTTTTATAAGATTATTTTCTGTAAATATATCCAATACATTTGGAGCGCCACAATATATTGGAACCGTGTCACACATAAAACAATCATATAATTTTTCTGTAATATAACCTTTTTCATAACTATTTTCTATGCAAATAGAAAATTTATAATTAATTAATCCATTATATTTTAATAATAAAGGACCGTAGATATTTTTGCTTATGTCTGGTATAAAATTTTTTCCGTATATATCAACAGTTTTATTATTGGCATCAAAGTAGTCAGATAACTGTTTTCTTAATTTATAACCATCTTTACTATCATTTTTTTCACCACATATGAAACTTATGAGTTTGGGTTTAAATGTGTTTTTAAAATTCATATTGTCTGGTAATGTATCACAAAACATTTCATATGATATTATGTCATGCATAAATCCACAATTTGTCCATTCAATAACATTATCATGATTGTATAATGACTTATCATGAAACATTACAACCTTACATAACTTATACAAATCTTTATTCCAATGATGCCATGATGGTTCCATTACTAAACCGATTGTTTTATCATAGTTTTTAATCTTAGATTTATCTTGTATATCATTTATAATTACTAGATAATCATAATCATCATTAAATGTTAAAAGATCATAGTAATCAGAATTTGTACCATAATTAGATAGTATTCTAGTATAAAGTTGTTTATCACCACACCAACTACATGTAAATTTAAGCTTCATATCTTTGCAACAATGATGTCATTATCAATATATCCATCAATATATGATATGTTATAATTTCTATTTATTCTATATAATGAATTTAAAACGTCAGGTAATGTCACAGTTGAACCCCAAACACCATTCATTCCAAACATACGTACATCATCAATCAAGATAATATGATCATTCCTTTTTAATGTTGATATTATTTCTAACTCTTCAAATAAAGGACACTTTCTTATATTCGGTGTTACACCAGGTATTATATTACAATCATCCATGTGTGCGTCTAACCAAAATGTTATTTTTGTATCAATTAAAGGTAATATATTTCTTAACACCATAGGAGAATCTCCTAGATGAAATTGTATATTATTGTATCCTTCACATTTTTTGATTGCAATTGATAGTAAATGTTGTTGTAATTCTATACTGATTACTTTTTTAAATCCTAAACTAGATGCAACAATAGCAGTTTCACCATGATATGTTCCTGTTTCAATAAACGTATCTGTAACAAATTGTTTTAATTGAGATTTAGTATCTCTGAAACTCATAAATTATATATATACCTTTCTATAATCTAAACTTTTTTTTAAAAACGTGATATTTTTTGATATTTATAGGTATGTTTAAACCTATAAGAGAAAATGATTTGGGTGATAGAATGTACACCGGCCAATCCTACATTCAAGGTGGCGGTGGTGCTGGAGTAGATACATTCAGTTCACCTGATGTATCACAAACACCAAAAAGTTTTAGTTATGTTCCTGGTATTGCTGGTAGTCAAAGTAACATAACAGCAGTTCCACCAGTGGATTATGATAATAAACCAATGGTAGATCCAGCAAAATTTGATAAAGAAGTTGAAGATATCAAAACCAAGGTAAGTCCAGATGAAGTTATTGCTGGAATTCAATATGAATTGAAGAAAATGGTGTATAAAAGAAAAGATCTAGCCAAGATCTTAGTGGTAGCAAATCTCAAAAGAGATCCTAAATATTACAGCAAATTACATATGTTGAATATTGATGATGATGACATTGAACCAGCTCAAGCTCCTTTTATTCCTACACAAAACCCATATCAAAGTGAACCAGTAGTTCAATATCAAGATTATAGAACTCCAAGTGAAAAAGCAATTGCTGAAATAATGAAAGAAATGGCTCAAAAGAAACATGAAAAAAGATATCCAAAACATTAATGAAGAGCCAAATGACCCTCTTATTGGTGATCCAAGAATGAAGGGTAGAAGATGGCAAATTGATCCTTACTATGATGATCATGAAACATTTAGTAAGATACAAAAACCAATGAAAAAACAAAAACCTATGCCTAATAATAAATTTAAACACATTAATGAATTTGATAAATGGATTGATACTGAACATAATGATTGGGATGTATCATACAGAGAATTTTATGAAGATATCCTTGAAGAACAAGTTGGTACTTTGACAGGCGGTGTAGGTGATGCTACTGCTTCAAGTGATGTTGATCCAGTTGAATTATCTCTTGGACAAACAGTTGAAATGGAACATACAACTGATCCAAATATAGCCACAGAAATTGCATTGGATCATTTAAGTGAAGATCCACAATATTATACTAAACTCAAAAAAGCTGGATTAGCTAAGGAATTAGATGTAGTTAACGCTTCATCTGGATTTGGTGATCCTGATCATCCAATTAATGATAAGAAAAGACTTGGCAGTGATGTAACATGTACTGCTGGTAATAATATTGTTGGTACTATAGGTAATACTCCTAATGGTAGTATTGAAGGTAGAAAAAATGTTCCTCCAATTGTAGATAAAACTGTTGAAATTGATATTATTGAACCAACATATCAAGAATTAAATGAAGTAAGAAAAAAGAAGAAAAAGAAAGGTGCTAAACCAACCAATCCTAAATTGTGGTCTAGAGCCAAATCAATGGCAAGATCAAAGTTCGACGTATATCCTTCAGCTTATGCCAATGCATGGGCAGCTAAATGGTACAAGAAAAAAGGTGGCGGTTGGAGATAATTTAATATTTATTACATCATATGAGTACCTATATCAAATATATTGAATACGCAAAAGAAGCAATTGGTGAGTTAAAACAACTAGAAACCTTAAAAAAATCCCTAAAAGGAGCTAAACTGGCTCAAGCAATCAAAGAAAAGGGATTAAAGAAAATCACCAAGAGTCACGTTGATTCAGTATTACACGGTTTGGGTAAAGACAGTGATTATTCTCCATTAACGGATAGTCAAAAACAAATTGCTAAAGAGTTACAAGATATTGGAGAAAAAGTAGCACTAACTCATAAAGATAAAGCAATTGCAGGCATTCTTGAAAAGGTTTCAATTGGTACATTAAGATTAGGAATGGTTCAAGAAATGAGTACTCAAGAAAATGATTTGAAAGCAGTAATTACTGCTATTTCAAACTTAAAGAAAGATCCTAATTATTACAACATTTCTGAATTGACTCACAAACAATGGATGGATAGTCAATCAACTGGAATTGGTAATCCAAAACATCCTGTTAATTCTGATATTGAAGATCAAGTAGGTAAATTGACCGCAGAAAACGCTGAAATGGCTCAAAGTGATGTTACCAAACTAATTGATTATAGTGAAAAACTACAATCAATGTTCACTGTAGATGATAATTTGGAAGACTGGGTTAAGGCTAAATTAAATCATGCATGTGATTATGTAGCTACAGTAAGAGATTATCTCAAGTTCTATAGTGAAGAAAAAGAAAAAGGTACACAAAATATTGAAGAAAAGTGGACCAATAAGTATAAAAAATCTATAGATTGTAGCAATCCTAAAGGTTTTAGTCAAAAAGCACATTGTAGAGCTAGAAAGTTAAGACAATCAGGTAAACATACTAAGAGTAAGCCTGTCAAAGAATGTTACAAAGAAGCCTTACTAGAGTTATTAAAAGAACAAGATAGTAGTATGGCAATGGGTGCGTTAAAACAAATTAATAATGACGCAAAAGAATTACAATCAATGTTGCAACCAACTACTCAATTGGAAGATTGGGTAAAGGCTAAATTGAATCTTGCCGGTGAATATCTTGATGATGTGTATCATCATTTGGATCATTTTGGTCCACAAGGTAGAAAATTAGATGAAGGTTACTATGAAGACCAGGAAAAAAGACGACGTGAAAGAATGTTGAGATTTGGTACAACTATATCACCAGAAAAAAAATACTGGTTTAAACCAGATGGTACTATGGCTGAAGCTGGATATAGTCATGAAGAATGGATTAGAAACAATGATCCATCACTTGTTGGTGCTACATTGATTGACACTTATGATAATGCAGTAAAGAAAGGTTATATTAGAGCAGTATTGGATTTAAATCATAATTTCTTGACGTTATCCAATCTGGAAAATTATGACTTTTCTATGAATGGAGATCCAAGCAAAAATATACCCGCCGTTAATTCATCTGTAAAAAATTCAATTAAAGATTTTATTGCAGAAAAAGGTATTTTACTAACTGCAACCGGTAAGGGTAAAATCATCAAAGATTTTTCTAGCCTTGATGAAAGTCAAATTACAGAAGATTGGAAAAAGACATTAGCAACAACTGCATTAGCCGCAGCAACTGCATTTGGTGGTGGTTCATCTTTACAAGCTAAAACAAAAGCACCAACTACACCTAACGCAATTACTAGAACTGTATCAGTCAAAGAACCATCAAGCAATAGTTCATTTGCAGATTATTTAAAATATGTAGAAAACGGTAATAAAGTTGGATATGATAAAAACAAAAAGTTATGGTTTCCACATAAAAGTGTTGAAGGTGGTAGTGATACCATAGCTTATGGTCATAAAATACAATCAGGTGAAGATTTTAGTGCTGGTATAACTGATGCTCAAGCTGAAGATCTTTTCAAAAAAGATATTGAAAAAGCAAAAAGTCAAATTAAAAAAGAGTTAAAGGGTATAAAGTTAACACCAAAACAAGAAGAAATGTTTATTGATTTTGTGTTTAATATGGGTACTTTAAAGAAGTTTCCTAAATTTACTGAATTTGCATTGAAAAATGATTTGGAAGGCATGAAAGATCAATACAAAAGATATTCTGGTGGTAAAGAACTTAAAGGTAGAAACACAGCATTTGCCAGAAGATATTTAGACGTTTAATATGGATGAGTGGAGATCAATAGGAAGTGGAATGTTTGGCGGTATGTCTATGCAAAGACCTACCGCAACTACTGTGCCAGATTTTGATCCAGTTGCTTTAATGATGAAGAAAAAGCAACAACAAGATAATCCCCAATTACCACCAACAATAGAACATAATCCTGATGATGTGTATGAATTGGAGGAATTTTGTAGAAAACATAATATAATAGGTTTTAATTGCGGCAGAATGAGTCCTAAATCCGCATTAAGAATGTTAAAGTCAAGAATGGGTGTTCCTATTGAAGAAGCTACACCAACTAAGATAAAGAGTTTATTGAAGGGTTAAGTCCACTGTGCAATTGGTGTTCTAATCCACTTTTCATTGGTGTATATATAAATAAAATTGTTATCAAATCTTATTTCACCAGGTGATCCTGAAGATGTCATATTTAGTGGTGCAGATCCAGTATTATTTATTGACAAATAATTAAATGAAGCAGTTGGTGAACTTATTGCGCTTGCAGTTAAACTTGTAAAATTACCTGTTGAAGCAGTTAATTGGCCAATTGCGGTATTATTAATTGAACCACTTTGTATAACTGCTTGTGATGCTAGTATATAAGACGCACTAATTACAGATGTAGAAATTTCTGTTGTGGTAATATTACTTAATGATACTTTTGATGCAGTTAATTGATCTACTATTACCTTACTACCACTCAAACTGCCTGTGACACTACCTACAACACCAGCATATGCATATACTACATCAAATGCTTTTAAAATACCATTTACAACTGCATTTAACCCAAAATATCCATATGATGAGGAAATTGTAGTGGTCTCAATATTTGAACCGGAAAAACTTCCAGTAAAACTGCCACTCTTAATTAAGACTGTTGATAGCGTTCTCATTTAATATAATATAAATATCAAACAATTTCCTTGTTCTTCAATTCTTTTATAAACAGATTGATTATCCAATTTTATTTGTAAGTTCAATAATCTTTTTTTCCAATTGTTCAATTTTATCAA